AATGAAACATGTGTTAACTGGTTCTCGTGCGAGATCGTTGAAGAGAAGGCTGAAACAGTGCTTGATGAAGAGGAGGAGGCGCAGGAGGACAACATCGTTGATGATTTCCTTAAGAACTGTGTGATCTCTGAGGAGGTTGGTCAGACCTCAAAAGAAGGTGCTGAGCACTATGCCTTTGGCCAGGGGTTGTATGAGTATGCCACTCGTATTAGTGATGCAATAGTGGCAGTGATCTCAGGCTCTATCAAAAAGAGTATAGATGATTTTCTGGACAAAGTGTATGCAGTTATGGCGCAGGTCTTTGCGGCTTGGATGCCTAGAATTAGAGCTGCATTTCAATGGTTTGAAAACATTAAAGAAGTCATTAAGAGATGGGCCAATTCGATGCATGAAAAAATCAATTTCATTCTAGTTGGCATGGAAGATTGTTTGTACATGGGTGCTGGGCTTGTGGCGGCCACTTGCATTGTCACACTGCTTGAGAAATTCATGATAGCCATTGGAATTTTAACCAAGCCTTGTGGGGCTGCGACTCTTTTCTTAACAACTGCAATGGCGGCTATTTCAGCCACATATGTGTGTGGAAAAGCTTTGGAAAAGTCAGCTATGCTCACAAATTTGTTACTTTTTGTGACTACCAACTGCCGAGTTGTGTTGGATACGCTTTTCAATCACGAATTGGGAAGGCAGGAGCAAGAGATGAGCCAAAATGATGAGAAAGCCCCGACAGGTTTTGGTCAGTTTGGAGTTTCAACAATGCTACAAGACGTAGCCAATTTAGTTTCGACGTGGTCAACAAGCTCGGTCACGGAAATTGGGAAAACATTTGGAGCCATTTCACAAATTAAAAATGGAATTTTGGCTTTAAGGGATATGGTGTACTTTGTGTTTGAAAAATTGAGTGAATTGGCTCACAGAGTGCTTGGGTTTGAATCTCAAGTATTGGCTGATTTGTCAGTTTTGCTTGGAGAGAATGTGGCAGATTGGTTATGTGAATGCGATTGCATGGTGGCTTACATGCTTGAGTTTAACTCCAGAAATAGAGAGATTTTTGATAGATTGTCTCAGCTAATAGAGAAAGGCAGAATGATAAGGACAGGAGTTTTGCGCTCAAGTCATCGTGGGTCGTCACAGGTTATGTCGCTTGTTACTAAGGCTTTGGAGAAGTTGATAGAGTTGCATAACTCAGTTGTGATGGCAGGTTCAAACACAACTAGAAAGTCTCCCTTTATGGTTTTTTTCACAGGTGCCTCTGGCACAGGGAAAACTTCAGTTGTTCAAAGAGTTGCCATAAATTGGCTGCAGGAAGAACAGCTTGGGACGAGTGAAATATACGCTCGCAATGGGCAGGATCCTTTTTGGTCTGGTTACAAAAGACATGCGGTTGTCACGTATGATGATTTCGGGGCCGTTCCAGGTACAACTTCGAATGAAGCTGAAATTATCAACGTCATTTCAAGAAACCCATATGCAACAGTGATGGCAGGCTTGGCGGAAAAAGGAATGTATTTCGATTCAAGATTGGTTTTGGCTAGTAGCAATTTTCTTGCTGCCAACCCAGAGTCAGGAGTTCATGATTCAGAGGCGTATGAGAGACGAAGGCACGCAGTGGTAAGAGTTTCATTGAAACCAGGAGTTCCTTACAATGCCAATGATCCGTGCGCCAATCAAACTTACACCTTGTTAGAGTCTAAAACGCCTTTCAATGAAATTCAAGTCTTTGAGACATATGCGGAACTCTGGTCTTTTTTGTACACAAGGTTTAAGGAGCATGAGGAGCAAGAGGAGTTGTACCTAAAGTCCTTGCCAATATTGGATTCGGACAAAAAGGAAGCTCTGGAGGGCTTAGTGGGTCTCACGGTCATAGCCACTTCATTTGCTCCAAAGGCAGTTATGCAATTTGGAGCAGAGAAGTTTCCAGGATACCACTTTCTCATTTCGGATGGTGAATATTGCTATTTTTGGCATGGAGATGGGTCGGTGGAGTTTGTTAGTGTGGAACGGATGAAATTGGGCAAGCAAGATATAATTCAGTTGAAGCAGCAAGGATTGTCCACGGCTATGATGTATAAGGATCTGGCTAAGGCTTTTCCCACCTTGAATTCTTTAGCTGTGTTGTATGCAAAAAATATTGTGGTAAAGCGCTGGATTGGTGCAGATTTGGAGCCCACAAAGAGCTGTGAAGATGTGTACATGCGAGAGCAAATAGGCAATTTGCCCAAATGGCAAAGGGCGTATTTGCACGTGCTTAGCAAGTATTTGACAGTCCAAAGCCCCCGAGGATGGTTTATGGAGTGCTTAGAAGAAGCAAAGAGGAATTTGCGGGCAACATACTTGTGGGAATACAAGCAATGGCCATTGCCTTTGAAATTGGCATTGGGCTCATTAATTGCCATCATGGCGGGTGGAGCTATTTGGTACTCACTACAGTCTTTATGGTGTGTGTCTGGGGACGCTTCTTTTATAGCGGGAGCAGCAACGGTTTTTTCTGTTTCTTCTTTTGCTGGGCAAAGTGATGTGCCTAACCGGGACAATTCAGAAAGGTCATTCAGAAACAGGAAGATCCGTGCTAGGACATGGCAAGGCCAGAGTTCGTGCTTTGGAGACTCGGCACTTTGGATCGCGGAAACTTGTATGGCAACATTGACCTTTTCAAATGTGAGAACACAAGTGTGCTTGGCACCTGGGAGAGGTTTCTTTGGAGTGAACCATTGCCTTGCTGTCATTCCCGCAGGTGTGATGGTCAAGCTGGATTCGAGTATTGGAGTAACTTATTTTGTGTGGGAGAAGGAAAAATTGATACAGTTTGAGGGCAATGAAATAGCATTATATATGACGAGCACTATGCCCAAA